TGTTTATGATGTCAAGGGAAATGTTTTAACTTTTGGAATAAGTAATCAACCACATAAATTTGTAAAGACTTGGGAGGCAAGACAAAGGGAATTAAAAAGGGGTGCAAAAAAATTTACCCAACATAAACCTTTTTCATATAGAGACCTTGCTGGTTGGCAATTGTCAAAAAAAAGTTTATATGCGAAAGGTAGTTTCCCGAAAAAAGGGATAAGCCCCAATAATGCTGGAGCGGACTTCTTTGGAATGAATAAATTTGAAAGCGATGAGTTATTTAAATATATGCAATCGAAAGCAGTAAGATATACACAAGATAATATAAAAAATGCATTAAAAGAAATGATAAGTAAATATTCGTAGGTATAAAATGGATGAGGTAACAAAATTAAAAAACGAAATCGAACAACTAAAAACAGAAATCGAGTTCTACAAAACAGTAATTGAAGATAACCTTGATGAGATAAGTGAATTAAAATTCGAAAACGAGTATTTAATTACTCAACTCGATTATTTTACAAATAACAAAAAGCTAATAGAGGAGATAATTTGAAAACAAATATAATTTTATTTACCGTAATATTAGCAATATTATTAGCGTTAAATATTTTATCTCATTTCTATTTTAATTTTTTATTTAATTTATTCCTTTTCTTTAATTGGATTCTGGCTAATACATTATTCGATGTTGTTGGTTATGGGTTAGTTATTTACAAAAATGAAATGTGGTTTTTAAAGAAATTAGTTTACACGAACAGAGAAACAGACTTTGATATAAAAATAATCTTGACACCATACAGGGTAATGCAATTTTCATTTTTCTTTTTGAGTTTAGGATTTGTTTTGATGTTTGACTTAAGGGTAATGATTTATTGTGTAGTGGTTTGGTGGTTTGGGTTTCTGGATTATTTGTATTACATAGTTTTGCGAGCAACGATTGATGAATACTTATCTTGGATGGAAAATTGGAGCGTGCATTGGTTGATAAAAAGAATTTTTGGTTATGAGTGCAATAAAGATAGTTTTGTTATTTGTGCTTATGTGTCAATAATATTCTTATCGATTTTGATTTTATTAAACGAATATGCAAAGATTGTTATTATAAAATAATGGACAATTAACAGACATTTAATAGACATAATGGACAATTAAAGGACAAAAATGAATAACATACAATTAAAAACTCCAATAGCTTATTACGGTGGAAAACAAATGATGTTAAAATATATTTTACCTTTAATACCAGAACACGAGCAATATGTAGAGCCATTTATAGGGGGCGGTGCGGTATTTTGGGCTAAAACACCAAGCAAGTATGAAACAATAAACGATAAAGATAATAGGATTATAAATTTTTATCTTGTAATGAAAAACAAGTTTGATGAATTATATAAATTGGTAGACCAGACTTTACAAAGCGAGTATCAATATAATTTATCGAAGCAAATTCTAAAAGGTGAGGTTGAAGCTACTGATGTAGAAAAAGCTTGGGCTTTATGGGTTAATGTGAATTTAAGTTTTAATAAAATATTATTAAGTGGATTTAGTTATGGAAGAAAAGAATCAAAGATAGGTTTTTTATTTAAAAAACAAAATTTTATCAATTTAGCTAATAGATTGGAAAAGGTAGTAATATTTTGCAGAGACGCTTTAGATGTAATTCAAATTAAGAATGCGGAAAATACTTTTATGTATATTGACCCACCATATTTTAATGCAAATATGGGTCATTATAAAGGCTATAGTGAAGAGGACTTTAAAAATTTATTAGAATTATTATCTAAAGCAAAATTTAAATTCTTGTTAAGCTGTTATCCTTCAGAACTAATACAAGAATATATTAACCAAAACAAATGGAATATAATTAGTAAAGAATTGTTTTTATCAGCTTCACCAAAAAAAAATTGGAAAAGAAAAAAGAAAACAGAATTATTAGTATACAATTACAATTTACCAAACAATTTTAATTTAAACTAATGCCAATAGACAAAAATTTTTTAGAGGATTATATAAATACACGAATAAAATTATTTTTTGAGTCTATTCTATTCGATAAGATTGAGTTCCTTGGCGGTATACAGGAAAGAATAATTCAATTAAACGAATTAGGATTAGATGAGAATGCAATAGTCGAGGACTTATATAAAGAACTATTATCAAAAAATGGCACAATATCAAAGCTTGAAAAAAATGAAAGCAACGAACTCTGGGCATTACTAAAAGGTGTTGCGCAATATGTTATTTGGAGCACGTTCGATGATAATACAAAATATGAGTGGGTAATGAATCCTGGTGCAAAACATTGTTCTGGTTGTCTTGATAGAGCAGGACAAATAAAAACGCTCGAAGAATGGAAATCGTTAGGCTTACCTGGAAGTGGTGCAACACAATGCCACGATAATTGTATGTGTGATTTGGTTGAAGTAAGTAATAAAAAAAAATAAATAGGAGAATATAAAATGAGTTACGTAGAATTTGAAAACTTTGTTATGTTTCAAAACAAATTTCTAATGGAGATTAATAAACTAAACGAAAGAATAAAAAAATTGGAAGAGGCTATTGAAATTAAAAATCAAACTGAAGCTAAAGAAAGTGTTGAAAATAAAACAAGGAGAAGTAAATGAGTGAAATAGAAGAAAAAGTTAAAACGCTTGAAGAACAAATAAATAAACAACAAGAAATATTGAATAGCTTGAGAGAAGAAAATGTTAAAAAAAAAGAAAGGATTAGAGAATTGACAGAAGAACTAAATAAAAAAAATGAAATAACAAAACAAAGCGAAGAAATTAATCTAAAATTGCAGGAATATGAAAAAATAATTTCCGAATTAAATAATACAAAAGCGGAACTTGAAAAAAGATTAAAACAAGAAGAGGAACAAAAGTTAAAAGAAAAAACAGAACGAGAAAAATTATTTAATGAATTTGAACAAACAAAAAAATTAAAAGAAGAGCTTGAAAATTTCAGAAAGTCAATTGTTGAAAAAGAAGAAGCAGAAAAAAACGATATTCTTGAAAACCAAATTAAACCATTAGGGGAAGCGCAGTATAAAATTGCTGTTGCTATACAAGATATTGAATTATTAAAAACCTATAGAGATGAAATATTGCAACAGAAAGAAAATAAAACTCATTTGGTTCCCGGTAATGTAAAATTAAGTAATGCTAAAATTAAATTAGAAGATTTGAGCGGTACCGATTTAGTAAAATTAGAAAAAGAAAATCCAGAATTATTTAAAGAAATTATCCGCAGTGGCGGTAAATAAAATATAAAAAAAAATCTTCTTGCAGTGGTAAGAAGTAGCAGAACCAGTGGGGGATGCCTAATAAAACAACAATAATAATAACAATAACAATTTATTAGGAGTAAATTATGGGTGCTACAACTTATGTTAATTTAATTATTCCAGAAGTATGGAATAAATATATACCAGCAAAGATTCCAGAAGTTGCTAAATTGCTTGGTAGTGCAGCTGTTCAGAGGGATGAAAATCCACCATTCAAGTCAGGGGGTATTTATAATTACAGACCGTTTGTAAAAGAATTTACAAGCTCCCTTGAAATACCTTCTCCAGCAACCAATTTAACTATCAATTCATTATCTACAGACAAAGATACTTTGGTTTGTTTGCATAGAGCAATTGCAATTGGAGAAGAATCAAATGCAATAAGAAGAGCAGGTGAATCGGTTTTACAGGATTTCCTAAATCAACAAACAGAATATATTGCAAAACAAGTTGAGGATAGAATGCTATATGTGCTAAAGGGTGTATTTGAATCAGCACTAGCAGGAACCCATCAACTTGATGCATCTTCTGCAACTATTGATGTTCAAAAAATATTTAATGCAAAATATAAAATCGGTGATAATTCTGATGCATTGACAACAATAGTAATGCATTCAAAAGTTTTTCAAGACCTTGCATTGAATGGTCTTGTTCAATATGTTAATGCTTCTGATTTAGGGAAAAATATTGCTGTTACTGGTAGAATACCAACTATTGCAGGTATGCAAATTGTAGTATCGGATAGGATGACAAAAGATAGTAATGGTGTATATCATACTTATTTGCTTGGTGAAAATTCTTTATACTATGGGTTGGCATATTTCAATGTAACCGTTGGACATGATAATTTATTAGCTGGTGGTACAGATTATGCGGTATTTAATATTGATTTTGCGGTACACGTTCCCGGTGTTAAATTTGCCTTATCTGGTGTTACAAATCCAACAGATGCACAATTACAATTGGGAACTACTTGGGAAAAAGTAGCTGATCACGATAAAGATATTCACGTAGTAGAAATATTAACCGTATAGGAGGGAAATATGAAGAAGATATTATTTTTATTTTTAATTTTATCAACTTTTGCATTTGCACAAACTCAAAAAGTTAGAGTTGATTCATATAATGGTAGTAATCATACATATTATTATAGTAAAACTTATACAAATTCCCAAACGGACACGACTGAATTTGTAAATTTTGCAGATGCTGATTCTGTCAAGTTTTTCATATCAACTAACGACTCCGTAAACGTAAAAGCTACATTAATATATGGTGATGGTGTGCTTTCAAACGTTACGGCAAGTGCGGATATTGATTCTCTTATTGCTACAACCAATGGTTGGAAATCATTGGATTGGTATAAGATAGTTGCAAATTGTGGTAATACAATTATTGGTGCAAAACTAAAATTAGCTTTCCAGAGTGCCGGGAATTCAAGAGAATCAACCGCAAAATATACGGTATTCCTAAAGAAATATAAGAAATAAGATGTTAGAAAATTTTATTCAAATTGCTGATTTGCAAGTGAAGGAATCAAGATTGTTAGAGTGGTTGTCAAGTACAACTACTCTAAATAATCATATCACGGATGGGTTTCGTAAAACGGTAATAGAATTAAACAAAAGAAATATTGATACAAGATTAATAATGGTTCCGTTATATTTATCAAATAACATTTCTCTTGACAGTAATTATACTGGTGAATGGATACCAGCGCAAAGATTCAACCGTGTAAGGAGATTTGTGATAAAAAAAGAAATAAGCGAAAATTCTGGAGATAATTATTTCATTCTGGAAGGCACAAATGATTTAGAACATTATGCAGTTATCACTACAATCAAAAACACAGATGGTGCTGGTACTCTATCACAGTTATTTGATGCAGAATATAAATATTACCGTTATAAATTAACTGTTGACACTTCAATTAGTTTCACTGGTTCGATTTATCTCGTAGAAACAACTTTTGATGATCTTATAATTTATAAGACGTTGCAAAAAATATTTACTTCTTTAACGCGAAAAGAAGATGATAATTTTGCAACTAAAATGAGATTATATGAAAAAGAGTTTATTGACGAGATTTCAAATCTTCAGTATTCCTATGATGTAAACGAATCAAAATCAATTGAAGATGATGAACAATTCAGGAAACTAACTTCTGTAAGGATATCATTATGAGCACAGCAATATCAACTATCGAAACTTCACTTGCAACTTATTTGGCCAATGCTATCACGAGTGAAGGTGATTTAAAAGTTTATGTTGGCAATCCAGAAAGTTTTGTAAGTGCAGAACTAAATACATTCCCTTTAATCCTTGTGAGTTATAAGGGGTGTGACCCTTATGAAGGAATGTATCCTGGTGCACTTACATTTTCAATTTATTTTATTGAAAGCTATGTCAACAGAAACAATATATATACTCTTCTATCTCAGACCTTCACCGCATTAGATGGTAAAATGCCAATTGCAGGGCTTAACAGTGTTTTTAAAATGTCTCAAGGTGATAAACTATACTTTATCGATTTTGATATAGTAATCTTTGAACAACAATATACTTGTTTGGAAGTATGAAAATCGAACCAATTACAAAAGAACAAAAATTAAATATTGAAAAAAATGTGCGTTTGTTTATTGGGATACCGCATAATAAAGATTTAATGATGGATGAATTTCGTATTTGTCTTGACAAGATGAAAAGTTATATAGGCGGCAAATGGTATCTAAATCATCAAGGTATTGACTCTTACGTGAACGATAACGGTTGGGTGATTCATTACGAAAAAGAATTTCCAATTGAAATTGCAAGAAATAATATTTGCAATTTAGCTCTTGACAATGGATTTACTCACGTTATGATGCTTGATTCGGACATGAAATTCGATTTTGATTTACCTTACCGTTTATTGTTACATAACGTTGATTGCGTAGCACCATTAATGAAAGTAAGATATCCTGATGAAAATCAATTTTTTCGATACGCACATTTTCACTATCAAGATAATAATGTTTATCCAGTATTCTATACGGATGCATTTAAGGGATTGATTTCTGAAAAAGATATTTTTTCAGGAACTGGTTGCATTTTGTTTAAAACAGAAATATTAGAAAAATTGCAATTCCCTTATTTCAAATTTGTAATAGAATACTTTGATAAACAAAATAAACTTGTAATTGGTGAAGATGCTTATTTTGGAATACAGCTTGTCAAGAATAATATAATAACTCACATTGATACTAATATTATTCTTGGACATTTAGCGGTATTTCCAATACCTTTCGAAATTTTTTATCAAAATAGCACAGCATTAAAATTAAATTATAGGAGAGAACAATGGCATTAACTTTAACCAGAGATAGTAATTTAGTAAAGCGATATTCTGAGGCTATTGGCTGGCTTGTTGAATGTTCTTCAACTGGTGCTTGGGTTTCGGGTGCAGCTTGGACAACTATGCCGAGAATGAGTGCGCCAAAAATAAAAACAAATGAAGAAACAGCAGAATTAAAAGACGGCTCTGGTGCTACTATATATCAATCAGCTACATTGGATAGTTATGAATTTACCGTCGATTTATTACAGGCTGATAAAAATACAATGGATTTAGCGGAATACGCAAGAGATAAATATTTTATGTTATTATATCTTGTAGGAACAGTTGGAGATAAGCAACAGGTGCAGGTATTTGCACCAGGTAATATTAGTAGCACAAGTGAGGCGGATTATTCGGACTTTGTGAAAGTTGGATTTACTTTCAAGTCCACAAGAAATGATTCTGTTATTACGATTTCAACACTACCTTCTTATATTACATCTGCTATTACTCAGGCTGTAATACCAGCTAATAAACAAAGAATAATTATTGAAGCTTAATAAAAACCCCATCATAACGATGGGGTTGAATTTAAGGGAGGAATATGAGTTTAGAAGTAATTGATTTGAAGCAAAGAGTAAAAAAGTATATTACGGACGAAGGCACTTTTACTTTAAAACCCCCATATATGTATGTTGTGGATGAATTACAAAAAAAAATTAACAAATTAACTCAATTACAGGAAGGTGTCAAGAAAAATTTACCAGATTTACAGGGTGAAATACCGTTAGAAGAACTGACACAAAAATTAGAAGAAAAAGAAGCAAAAGATTTATCAAAAAAAATTTTACAGTTAGAAATTGAAATATTAAAATTATTACTTGAAGAAACTGGTGATGGTAGTTTAGATAATATTAACGATAAAACATTCAGGCCAGATTTATTTGGAATGGTTGTTAATGATTTTTTTCAGCAGTACGGGAAGTTAATGAACTTTCCCAAACAATAAGGGGTTTTTTTCCACAACCTAAAAAAATGAAAGAGGAAATTTTGTTACCAGATGAACTCATAACGTTTAGAAGTTTATATGTTATTTGTAACGGGGATTACAAAAAGATGGAGTGGTTCTATGAAAATAGAACTTATGCTGATTTAACACTTATGATTTGTGTAAAAAATTTGGATTATCAATAGTTAATCTTCTTTACAACGAGTATATTCTCTTTCAAGGGTTTTCATTAACATAACGTGTGATATAATTGTAAAGTTTTTGAGAATAAACGGTATTGACAAATAGAATAAAAATAAAAAATAATTTTTTCATAGTTTCACCTTTTAATTGTTATATAAAAATATTAATCGCAAAAAATATAAAAGTCAGGGTAAAAAATGGGTAGCAATTTGGAATTTTCGATAGTAGTAAATACAAAAACAGGAGAGGTTGCACTTAAGCAATTAGATTCAACCTTAAAAAGCACAGCAACAACTGCAAAAGATACTGCAAAATCAATTGAAACAAGTTGGTTAAATGCATTTTCAAGAATGAATGTAATTACTTCAGGAGCTAATCTTTTGAAATCAGCCTTTAGTGGTTTGTTAACTGCTCCGATGGAATTTGAACAAGCTTTAAAAAATATTGGTTCGTTATCGGAGGATGTTGTAAAAAATTACGATGAAATTTCAAAAACACTAAAAGAATATGGGAAAAATCTTCCTGTGAAATCAACAACGGATTTAGCTAATGCAATGTATGAAGCGGTTTCGTCAGGATTTGAGTGGAGAGATGCACTTAAATTAGTTGAGTGGTCTGCTAAGGGTTCTGTTGCAGGTTTATCAACGGCAAAAGAATCAATGGACGCATTAATTGCAGTGATGAATGCTTATAATTTAAAAGGTAAAGATTCTTCAATGGTAATGGATAAACTTTTTCAAACTGTTCTAAACGGTATTACTACATTTCCAGAGCTTGCTTCAAATATGGCAGCGGTTGCACCAGTAGCTGCAAATATGGGTGTTAGCTTAAATGAATTAATGTCTACAATTGTTACTATTACAAAATTTAAAGTATCAACCCCTGAAACGATGACAAAAATCAACGCAGCAATTGCAGGAATAGCAGCGGCCAAACCTGGTATGATTGAAACAAAAGGATTACTACAATCGATGTTGGATATATATGAGGAAACAAAAGGCAGTTATGTTGAAATAATGAAACTTGTTGGAAGGAAAGAGGCGGCGGAAGCAATCATAATGATTGGTAAAAATGCGCAGAGTGCAAGAAAAGATTTGCAAGATATGACAAACTCGGCAGGTGCGGCGGGGAAAGCTTATCAAGAAAATGCAAGTTCATTGAAAAATACTTTACAGATTTTTGAAAACCAAGTAAAATTTTTTAAAAATACAGCGATTACCGCACTATTACCAGCATTAACTGAATTAGTAAAACACTTAAGTCGGATAATGCAAGTAATAAATGCAATACCAACACCAATAAAGGTTTTAGTTTCGGGATTATTACTATTAAAAACTGCGATGATAGCAATTAACTTGACAGGTATTCAACCTTTACTTGTATCGTTTACAACTCTTTCTTATTCTCTTATGGGGAAATTAACTGCACAATTTCCGATGCTTGCAAAGGTTGCTTTTTCGTCGGCAACAACATTCAAGGCATTTAGTCTTGTGTTGTCTACAACTCTTATCGGTGCAGTGGTTGCATTATTAGCTTATTTACCAGAATTAGTAAATTGGTTTAATTCTCTTGATGCATCAGTAAAATTGGAAAATAAATTAAAAGAAGTAAATGAAGAGTATGACAAATTAAAAGAAAAAATTGAACAATCAATATCAATTAAAGATACTGTTAACGAATATATTGCACTACAGGAAAAAGCAAAAACAACAGATGGACTTACAGCGGAGGAACGAACAAGATTAGCAGAAATTACAAAGAAGCTTGGTGATACTTACCCAGAATTAATTGCAGGAACTGATAATGCAACAAAATCATATATTTTACAAGCAAATGCAGTAGATGTTTTAAAAAATAAAATTTCCGAAACTATTGTTGAACTTGGTAGGTTAATGGAGAAACAAAAAGAAATAATAAAAGAAGCTGAAGAAAATATAGCGAGCAAAGGTAGTAATCTCTGGAATACATTATTATCTGCAATGGGATTTAAAGCACAAGCTATTACATCGCAGGCGGAAAGTGTAATGAAAAGTTATGAAATAAAAGGTAAAGCGGTAAGTGAAGCTTTTAAAAAATATCTTGACATAATCAAAATGACAGGCGACCAAACAACCGCGAAAGAGCTTGTTGCAAAATTCCAAAAACAGATGGGAGATATAAAGATTGAAGCTAATGAATGGAAAAAGATGGAGGGTGAAATAATAAAAGTTCAAACGAGTATAACCGAAAGCACAAAACCTATAACAAAAAAGTTGACAATTAAAGATGAGTTAGAAGAATTATTAAAACAATATCAAGCAATTATTGATAAAGATTCAGAGGAAGCACAAAAAATTAGACAAACTGCAAAAAACAAATTACAAGCTGATTTAAAAGCAATGAAACTAACGGGTGAAGAAAGAAAAAATTTTAGAAAAGCTTTTGATTTAATTACAACAGGCGGAGTTACAAAAAGCAGTGTTAAAAAAGATACAGAAGTAAATCTTTTAGAGATTACAAACGCACTTTACGAAATACAGGAAATTACATTGGAAGAATATTTACAACGCACGAATGATTTGTATGATAAACTTGCAAGCGATAAAAAATATCAGGAATTAAGGAATAAATTTTTTAAAGGGCAACTAACACCAATAGAAGAAAAAGAATATGTTGAAAAATCAAAAGAATTAAAGAAAATTCTTGACAGTCAAGAAAAATATAGTAAAGAATATTCGGAGGCTAATTATAAACAATATGAAGATTGGAATGAACAAAGAAAAAATGAAATAGCAAAATCGACCGAAACAATTAGGAATGAAATATTAAAACAAAAAAGCGAATTTGAAAAAGTAAAAGATAGTTTTGGTGCGGAAAGAATAAGCGGTGCTGATTATTTAGTTTCGTTAAAGCAAATAATGAATGGAATTACCAGTATAATCGATGATGGTAGTGTAGAAGCACAAAACGCAATAAAGAGAATGCAGTTAGGTGATTTAACTTCTTATGAAATTGAAAAAATGAAAAAAACATTACAGGAATCACACCCAGAGCTTGCAGAAAATTTAAATTTAATTGCAGAATTATTTGCAAGACATAATGAGGAGATGTCTAAATTACAAAGTCAAAATCTTACGAGTTTAAAATTTTGGGTAGACCAGGCTTCGACGATATTACAAATTGCGAGTGCTGGGTTGGGTGAAGTATTGATGTCGGGTTTCAGTAAGGAAGGTTTTGAAAAAATGAAAAATATGTTAAAGGAAGGATTTAAAACAATTCTCTTGGCGATTGCCGATGCTTTAGATAAAATGTTTATAGGAATAAGTTTATCAACTATTTTAGAAGCTATTATTAATCCAGCTAAGGGGATAGTAAACACTGGTAGATTGTTGGCAGCTAAATTAGGAATTGAAGCTTTTAAGGGGATGATAAAAGCGTTTTCAGTAGGTGGTATTATTACACAACCTACCATTGCACTTATGGGGGAAAAGGGAGCAGAAGTGGTTGCACCAAAACAAGATTTTATTTCGTTTGCAAGGGAATTAATTGCATATGAAAAAAGAAATTTACCAAAACTTGTTTCGGGTAATAATATTAATGTAAAACTTGAACCTGTTATATTAAAACAAAGTGGAAGAGATTTAGTAGGCGTAATTAAACAACAAAATCAAATTGATGATTTGAGAAAATTCTAATGTCAACAATAATTTATCAATTAGCACCAATTGAAACACATTTAGCAGCTTGGGGAGCTGCGGATTGGGAATTAACACCGCCAATTATACCATATAAAATTTATATATATTTCGGGGTTTCAAATTTAAACGAGCCGGTGGATTGGGATAATGGGACAGTAACACAAATTGGAAATGATATTTTAGAATTATCTCCAATAAGAGAAAGTTTTGATGAAGAAAAAAATCAAATATCTTTTCAAGATGTAAACTTTAGAGTTTTGAACGATTCAGAGGTTTGGGATACAATACTTAATTTTAATAAAAATACCGAAGTTAGAATTGTATATCAAAAAATTTACAGCAGAACAGAAGAAGAATTTATTCCAGTTTTTTGGGGCGTAGTGGATAAAAAAACAATAATACATAAAGACGATGTGGGTTTTGACGATATTTATTGGGGCAAATATAGAGAATATGAATTTACAGCAATTGAATATACAAAAACATTGCAAAATATATCGATAGCTACTTTAAGAGATGCACTAAATTCATTAGGCACTCAATATTTTTCAAATACATTTTATATTGGTAACGATGCAATACCAATTTTAAAAAAGGAAGGAAATACAATTAAAAGGGTAACGTTTAATTATATAACTGTCAAGAGATTATTAACAACTATTGTTAGATTAATTTATCCATCAAACACAACAATTAATATTATAAGTAATATTGAATTTTACGAACGCAATGCAAATAAAAAATGGTATCTTGATACTTCAAAAACTGATGATGAGAATATTTGTATAATTTTTCAAAGAACAATTGAGGGCTGGGCAACTGATTACCGAGAAACATTCTTCGATGATAAAGATTTTAGTAATAATTTTTCGTTCTATAGATATAATAACTGTTTGGAATTATTTAAAGAATTAATTACTAATTTCAATTTAACCTGGAAAGTTTATTTTACCTGTGATAATACCTATGTTTATAAATTTAATACAAATTTTAAATTTATTAATCGTTTGGTGGGAACAGAAAATACAAATATAATATCAAACACACTAAAAGGTATTACAGGAAAGTTATTAGTAAATGAAGGTGAAGGTTGTTTGGTAACTGTTACCAATTATGGAGATGTAACAAATAATAAATTATTTGTTGACATATTTAATTCACAATCATACCTTGCTGAAGCTCCTGCAACCGACAAAATGATAAAATATAATACCAATTTTATAAGTTATTGTTTTCATCCTAATCATCTGCCTTACGATGACTTAAGACAGTGTTTTTTTGGTTATGATAATGGAAAAATTTATCCAATAAATAAATTTGTAGTATATTATTCGGATACTGTTTCTGAAACTTACGAGGTTGATGTAAATAACAGCGAATTGCCGCGGTATCGCAGAATGTTTGGAAAAGCTATAGCAAATTATTATGGTGGTATTTATGGGATTTATATGATACGGCATGATATTATTGATTGCGAGGTTGATACGTTAGATGTTGATATTTTTGATTATTGCATAATAGATGGTAAAAAATATGTAGTGTTTGCAACTGAAAAAGATTTGATTGGTGGAACAACAAAAATTAATATAAGGAATTACTTATGAGTATACCATACAATGATAAAGCAACAAGAAGAAATATATGTATTAAATATAGTAGTAATAATTCTACTTGGTATTATGTTTATTTCTATGCGCACAAAATTTATATAACATTAGAAGACGAAGAAATAAGAGGTGAAAAAAAACTTGTTACAGGAGAGATAAGGGTAAGATGGAAGAAAAGAAAAAGAGTTGATTTGGAATTTATATTTTTTAATGGGTTTAATCAATATGTGGATACGAAAAATCCTGGCTATGAAATGTTTGAAAAAGTAATTGGTGCACCTTATTTGCGGATAGAGTATAATACTTGGATTGACCCAAAATGCCCTTATAGCTCTTATGAGCAATTAGCACAAGACAACTTAAAAAATATGATAGTAAAAGAAAAAAAGAATGAATTTTTAAACGATAGATTTGATTTAAAAATTATAAAGTTAAAATTAATAGAGGCAAGTAATTGGTATGCTACAACGTTTTAAATATATTATTATATTTTTGTTTACAGTTTATACTTATGGGCAGATAGAGCCTGATAATGTTGAAATTTATGTTGCACCCAATAGTTATATGACACGTGCACAAATAGAAAATTTATTGAAACGCACACGTAGGGATAGGTATCACGTAATAGAGGAAAGCTCTTATGATTCACTTATGGTACCTGGTGCTTGGTGGCGTGATACGGCAAACCATCAATATAAATATATGGATTGGGCTTATAGGAGTACTGATTCTGGTTATATTAGGTATCGCAAGGTTTGGGTTTTGAATAGAGATATAGAAAATTATGAAATGCATATTCATCAAAATGTAGAGCATTATTCTAATAGTATTACTCCGTTAGCACCATATTGGACGCAGATTGTAAGCAGAAATGTAACAAGTTATAAGCCAGTAAGAACAGCATTACTTGGTAACTTTTTGAATAACGCAAGAATAAACGCAATTATAACTGATGGCTATACAGATTATACAATAGACAAGAATCTTGAGTTGGTAAAGCATACAGTTCTATCGTATGATTCCATTGATTACAATAAAGTTTACATTGAACATTATATTGGTTATACAAATAAAACGATTTATGGCACTACTTTGCCTTACATTTATTTGATGTATAAAGCAGTAGTGAAAGATGACGAAAAAACTTATTATGAAAATCTTTACAAGGTTAGGTTGGATAATTTTCCTAGTACATTATTTACGGTTTATTTAAGAGAAGATGTTACGATGTTGCAATACCTAAAAACAAATTTAGATTTAAAATTAGGTATTGAGGATAATGCATTATATAATTGGAAAGAAAACGTTGTATATGATACTGTTTCTTATGCTATTTCTGGAGTCTATTATT